GAGAGCCGCCGCTGCATGGCGCGACATTCGGGGCGCTACTTTCGTAAAGGACTTCCCGGCTGACGGCATGAAGGGCCTGCTGGCAAACTACGAAGCGGCCCGCGCTGCCGAGATGGACGCAATCAACGCATGGAAAGCCGCCCTTTCCGCCTAACAGCCCCGCTTGCCTAATCCCTCCACCTAGTCCATATTCCCTACAGCTTACATCGAACGCTGCGGCCTAGGTTAAGCAACCAAACGGAATAGACGAACAGAGGTGGCTTGATGCCCGGCGGACGCCCCAGCGATTACACGCCAGCAATAGCCGATGAGATTTGCACAAGGCTCGCTAACGGGGAATCGTTGCGGGCCATTTGCGGCTCTGACCGTGACGACTTCATGCCGTCAGTCGGAACTGTGTTGCGATGGGTTGCCCAGAACGAGGAGTTTCGGGAGCAATACGCGAAGGCCCGAGAGATTCAGGCCGAAACACACGCTGACGACATCGTAACGATTGCCGATGGGACTAGCCTAGCCGGTGAGGAAAAGGTCGCCCTGACTGCCCGTGACCGCCTCCGCGTCGATGCCCGCAAGTGGGTTGCTGCAAAGCTCCTGCCGAAGAAATACGGCGACAAGATCGACGTTGAGCATTCTGGTTCCGTTACGGTGCATGAATGGCTTTCGACGGCAAACTAAGCCCCGAGGAGCAAGCCAAGGTCCAGCGTCTGCGCGATGACTTTGAATTCTTCGCGCGGAACGTCCTTCGCATCCGCACCAAGTCCGGCGAGGTTAAGCCGTTCGTCCTGAACCGGGCGCAAAAGTACCTTCACCAGCGGCTAGAGGCGCAACGGCGTAAAGGTAAGGTCCGGGCCATTATCCTGAAGGGTCGCCAGCTTGGGGCCTCTACGTATATCCAAGGCCGGTTTTATTGGCGTCTATGGGGCGGTCAGGGGCTAAAGGCGTTCATCCTGACGCATGAGCAAGCCGCGACGGACAACATGTTCGCGATGGCGCAGCGGTTCCATGACGGAGCGCCAGTGTTTGTGAAGCCCCGGACGAAGGCGGCGAACGCGAAGGAGTTGGCCTTTGCGGATAATGACTGTTCGTATTCAGTTGGCACGGCGGGGACCAAGGGCGTAGGCCGATCATCGACGTTGCAGCTTTTTCATGGCTCGGAGGTCGCTTTCTGGCCTAACGCTGAGACGCATATCGATGGCGCGTTTCAGGCCATTGCCGATGTGGCGGGGACTGAGCGTTTGCTTGAGAGCACGGCGAACGGTATCGGCAATGTGTTTCAGCGGCGCTATGCGGCGGCTCAACGTGGCGATGGGGATGAGGAGGCTATCTTCATCCCGTGGTATTGGGGTGAGGACTATGAGCGCGAGGTTCCCGAGGGGTGGACGCCGCCCGGTGAGTGGGAGTTATACCAGCACAACAACTCGCTGACCCGAGAGCAGCTTTATTGGGCTTTCTGTAAGAACCGCGACATGGCATCGGCCCTTGGCGAGCCTGATGACAAGCCGTGCTGGAAGTTCATGCAAGAGTTCCCTGCCAGTGCTGATGAGGCATTCCAAACGGCTGGTAATAGTTTCATCCCGTCCCCTGCCGTGGCCGTGGCCCGTAAGAACAAGATACCGCCCATTGGGGCTATGGTGATCGGTCTGGACCCTGCGAGGGGCGGGGGAGACAAGACGGGCGTGGTGGACCGTGTGGGCCGGGTTATGGGTTCGTTCGTCTGCGAGCGGTGGGATGACCGTGACCTGATGGTGGTCGCTGGCAAGGCGTTTGCGCTGCTGAAGAAATACCCGCGCGCCATTATGAACATCGACGTAGGAGGGCTTGGCGCTGGCGTTTACGACAGACTTGCGGAGATGGGGCTAAGTCATCGGGTTAATGCGGTGAATTTTGGGTCTAGTCCGTTGGGTATTGGTCCGACTGGTGATGAACTTTACGCCAATCGCCGGGCGGAAATGTGGGACATCAAGCGGGACTGGTATATGGACCCGGCGGGGGTTCAAGTGCCGGATGACGATGTGTTTCATGCCGATGAGACTTCGGCGGTATGGGGTTCTGGCGCGACTCGGCATAGCTCGAACAATGAGCTTACGTTGGAGTCAAAGGACAAGATTAGGGAGCGGCTTGGGTTTAGCCCGGACTTGGGCGATGCTGCTGCGCTTACATTTGCCGTGCCGGTAGGGTATGACTTTGAAGAAGACGACCGTGGCCATGCGCCGCGCGGTCAATCCAGCGTGACGGGATACTAGATGAGCATGGTCGAAGACTACGGCGGCGAATACGAAGCGCCTGAGCCGGAAGAGGTCGAGGGGGTGCCGGAAGGTGTCGATCTGGACGATGCCGGTGGGCCAGAGGATGATCGCCCGCTTGTTCTGTTGCTCGCTGCGTCCACTGGCGATGTGTCTGACATCATCATCCAGTATCTGGGCGAGACGGCACTAGCCACGCTTGGGTCGCAATGCGTTCAAGAATGGCGCATGGACGATGGCGCGCGGAATCAATGGAAGACACAGACGGAAGCGGCCTTGGCTGCTGCTGCTCAAGATAAGCCGGATGACAAGAACTATCCATTCGACAGGTCAGCGAACGTGCAATACCCGCTGGTTACTGTGGCGGCGCAACAATTCGCGGCGAGGGCTTATCCGGCCATTGTGAAGCCGGGGGATGCGGTTAGCGTGGCGGTTCTCGGTCGGGATGAATCTGGCCAGAAACAAGCGCGGGCTGACCGGGTTAAGGACTACCTGAACTATCAGTTGTTCTACCGGATTGCCGACTGGGAAGGGGACACGGACGTTCTGCTTAACCAGTTGCCGATTAGCGGGTGTGGGTTCCGCAAGGTCTATTACGACCCGCACAAGCGCCGTCCATGCAGCGAGTTCGTGAACGCCCTTCATCTGACGGTGCCAAGCGATGCGCGAAGCCTGAAAGAAGCGCCCCGGATTACGCAGGACTTTGAGGTGTTCCCCTATCAGGTAAGCGAACGCCAGCGGTCGGGGATGTATCGTGACGTTGAGCTTTTGCTTGACGGGAACGAGGACGATCAAACGCCACGCCAGTTCATTGAACAGCACCGCCTGCATGATCTGGACGGGGACGGGGTTGAGGAGCCTTACGTCATCACGGTTGACGTTGAGTCGTCAGAGGTCATGCGGATTGAAGCGGCTTATGATGAGCTTGACCTAGAGATTGCGGAGGATGGCCAGACGGTCATTCGGATTGAGCGGTGGTGCCCGTTCGTCAAGTATAGCTTCCTGCCTGACCCTAAAGGCGGGTTCTATGACATCGGGTTCGGTCACTTGCTGGCCCCGCTCAATGCGGTGGTTAATACGATCATCAATCAGCTTTTGGACGCGGGCCATGCACAAGTTGCGGGCGGCGGGTTCCTTGCGGCGGGTCTGAGGCTGCAAGGGTCTGGGCAGACGAATGTGCTGAGGTTTAGCCCGAGTGAATACAAGGTGGTGAACGCGCCGGGCGGGGACATTGCCAAGGCGATCTACGAGCGGCCCATGCCTTCGCCTAGCCCTGTCCTGTTTGAGCTGCTTGGGATGCTCATGGACGCGGCGAAGGATATTTCGTCGGTGAAGGATGTGCTGACGGGAGAGGCTGGCAAGTCACAGACGGCCACGGCGACCTTGGCCTTGATCGAGCAAGGGCTTCAGACGTTTACGGCGATCTACAAGCGTATCTATCGGAGCGCCAAGCAAGAGTTTCAACTGCTCTATGATTGCGTGTCGAGATACGGCGACCCGGACGAGTATGCGCGGGTTTTGGACATTGAAGGCGCGACGCTGGCAGCGGACTTCAACGAAGCTGATCTGGATATCCAGCCGGTCGCGGACCCGGCGTCTGTGACGAATATGCAGCGGATGGCCAAGGCCGGGTTCCTTCAGGGGTTCCTTGGCAAAGGGCTAAACGATGAGGAAATCCTCAAGCGCATTTTTGAGGCTGCTGACATTGCGGACATTGAGAAACTGTTTCCGCCTAAACCTGAAGGCCCTCCCCCGCCTAACCCGCTGATGATTGCGGACATCCGGGAGAAGGAAAGCAAAGCCGGTCTGAACGAGGCCACGGCTGCAAAGAATCGCGCTGATGCGATGGACAAGCTCTCCCTAGTGGCAGAGCGAGGAGTGACGAATGGAATTGGAGGACTGGGAACAGTGGCGCAACCATCCGGTGACGGAATGGGTGCTGTCGGCTTTGAACAAGGCGGCTTCGGCCCAACGTGACGGTTGGGTAGCAGCGTCGTGGGAGGCGGGTGAGAGTGACCCGCTGTTGCTTACGACGCTTAGAACACGGGCAGACGCATACCGCGCTCTGTCTGAAATAGCCCTCGAAGATGTGAGGAAGATGCATGATTCGACCGATTGAATATAACGTGCTTGTTCGGCCCGATGTGGCAGAACAAAAGACCAAGGGAGGGATTATCCTCTCTGACCAGACAGTAGAGAGCGACAAACACGCACAACAGCGTGGGGTGATTGTCTCTATGTCTCCGGCGGCTTTCGATTATGCGGAGTGGCCGGAAGGTGGAAAACCTGAAATCGGTGACCGGGTATTGTTTGCCCGATACGACGGCATTTTGGTGAAGGATGGCGAGGATGAATTCCGCCTTGTGAAAGACAAGGCTATTGCAGCGGTGATCGAATGACCGACGTTCAAATGGCCCCAGAGGCTCAAGAGGCCCCCGCTCATGATGTAGCGGCCCCTGACATCCCGAATGACGCTCCTGCCCGTGAGGCGGCTTCCCCACCCGATCTGGAAGCCCTTGCAAGGGAAATGGGCTGGCGTCCGAAGGAAGACTGGAAAGGCGACGATTCCGGTTGGCGTGATGCCGGGGAGTTCGTCAAGCATACGGTTGATGCTAACCGGACGCTCAAGCGCGAACTTGGCGAGGTGAAGGACACGATCAAGGGTATCTCAAAGACCAATGAGAAAATCCTTCAACGGGAACTGGATAAGCAGCGTGTGGCCCTAGAGCGCAAGTTCGCTCAAGCGGTGGATGCGAACGACCCGACCGAGGCTCGCCGTGTCTCTGCGGAGATTGATGCACTTGAGCGCCAGCCTGTCCAGCAGGACTACAGAGCCAAGTTCAAGGCGGAAAACCCGTGGTTTGGTGACGACAAGGAAGCGACGGCTTACGCTGTTGCTATGGCGGCGGTGGCCAACGAGGAAGGCAAAGACCCGGACGCTCAACTGGCGTATGCGGCTGAGAAGGTGAGAAAGCGGTTCCCTGAACTGTTTGATGCCAAGCCGGTGCAACGCAATGCCCCGTCTGTCGAGGGTGGCCAGCGTGGCGCTCCCCCGCCGAAGAAAACCTATCCCCCGGCTGTTCTGAATGCCGCCCGTCAAGCCGTTGAGCGCAAGCGGGCCGATAGCGTTCAAGAATACCTCGCCATGTATGATGCGGAGATGCGCTGATGGCTCGCCCTTACAACAGAAAGCCCAAGATGACCGAAGCTCCTGCACGGGTTAGCCCCTCTATTGCTCTTGATGCACCACACACGATTGAAGAGATTGCTCCGCCGAAACCGGAAGCAAAGTCGTCTGGTATCTCGCCGCGTCGTCTCCAAGAGATGCGCGAAAGACGTGAGCGCAGTAACGGAACGCTTGACACGATGACGGTCATGCGCCTTGGCTTGCCAGAGGAAGTAATCCGTGATAACGCTGATTGTGATCTTCGGTGGGTCCATGATGAAGGTGGGCGCATCGAACAACTGACCCAAAGGAACTACTATGATGTGGTTGATGGGGTCGAGGGGCGCACTGTGGGGACAAACTCCCAAGGCGCACCGATAGTCGCTAGACTCCTTCGGAAACCCAAGGAGTTCGCGGTAGAGGACCGGAAAGCCAAGCTGGACCGTCTCAATCAAGTTGAGAAGGTTGCGCTTCAGGGTGAAGGTTCGGGGGCCTCGGCTCCGTCTCCTGCGGGCATCTACGCCCCTTCCGATAACACCATCAGGGGCTTCAAGCCCTAAAGGAGTCTTTTCCAATGGCTAACGTCAATTCTCCGTATGGGCTGCGGCCTGTGCGTGAGCGTGACGGGTCTCCCTACAGCGGCGCTTGCAATACCTATTTCGTCCCCTCGACGGATGCGACTGCGCTGTTCATTGGTGACCCCGTCATTCTCGCTGGCGCGGCTGACACGGCGGGCGTTGCCCCGACCGTCACCCGTGCTACCGCTGGCGCAACCAACCGCATCACGGGCGTTGTGGTGGGCTTTCAGCCTAACCCGGCGTTTGTGCCGTATGGTTATCGCCCTGCCTCGACCGATATGTATGTTCTGGTCGCTGATGACCCGGACGTTGAGTATGCGATTCAGGCGGATGCGGACGGTATCGCTGCTGCCCAGATTGGCCTCAATGCCAACCTGACTGCCGGTTCCGGTTCGACTGCCACGAAGCAATCGGGTTTCATTCTGGACGGCACCACGCCAGCCGCGGATGCGACTTTCCAGCTTCGTGTTCTCGGCCTTGAGCCGCAAATCAATAACGAGGTCGGGGCTTATGCCAACGTTCTCGTTCGTATCAACCTGCCGACTGAAGCTGGTAATGCCAGCGGCCTTGGCATTTAAGGGAGGGTTTGAACAATGGCTGTAATTACACGCTCTAATCATCCCGACGCGCTATGGCCCGGCGTAAAGCTGTGGTTCGGTAAAGAGTATGGGAAATACCCCAAGCTCTACACGCAGTTTTTCGACAAGGAAAAGTCGGACAAGGCATGGGAATACCTGATTGAAGCCACTGGCTTTGGTCTGGCCCCGGTCAAGACCGAAGGCGCGTCGATTGCTTACGACTCGGACCAACAGGGTTACAAAAACACCCTGTATCACGTCGTTTACGGTCTGGGTTACATCGTGACTCGCGAAGAGCAAGAGGACGACCTGTATCGGGAAGTCTCCGAGACCCGCGCTTCGTCGCTGGCCTTCTCCATGTCCACGACCATTGAGATTGTTCACGCGAACATCCTCAACCGTGGCTTCACCGGCGGCGCTTATGCCGGTGGTGATGGTGTGGCTCTGTTCTCGACCGATCACCCGACGCTTTCGGGCAATCAGGCCAACACGCTTGCCGTTGCGGCAGACCTTTCGGAAGCCTCGCTTGAGGACTCCATTAAGGTTCTGATGCAGATGCGCAACTCGCGCGGCCTAAACATTCCGGTTGCCCCGACGAAACTGATGGTCAATCCGACCGAGGCATTCAACGCGGAACGGATCATCAAGTCGAACCTGCGTCCCGGCACTGCGAACAATGACATTAATGCT